TGGAAATGATCCCAATCATATGTCCAATATTTTTCCTTGCTTGTTTTGTAGACCAAACCTTGAGCAGTCTTAACGCTCTCAACACCCTGCTCATCACAATAGTTTAGTAGTGCCGCTTTGAGTTGAGTTTGCGCTTCTACAAGTTCCGCATCTTCTTTCTTAAACTTAGTAGAAAGCTCTGAACGTTTGGCTCTAATGTTTAAGTATGCGCTTGTAAGGTTCTCTATTGATACAGACACGATTATTCTCCGTTATACGATTTTTATTGTTCTATACGTCATATAGTGAGCTACAGCTTATTAGTCAAGTAGCTCTTGATAAAGATTTATTATTTGTGAATGCACGTTTATTTTCTTATCAAGTAACGTATACATTCTACGTTCTGCCACAGAGCCTTCTAATTGAATAACTGTACATCTGTTTTTCTGCCCTGCCCGATGTACCCTAGCGTTTGCCTGTGCATACGTCTCTAGGGAAGGAGTTGGTGACCACCATACGACAGTGTTTGCCGCCGTAAGAGTTACCCCATGTGCGGCACTTTGCGGTTGTATAACCAATACCCGGGGGTTCTCATCTCCCTGAAATCTCTTGAACGTGTCTGCACGTTTTGGTGCACTGACCGATCCTTGTATGACCTCTGTGTTTATACCATCTTTCCGCAGACGGTCAGTTAGTATCTGAATAGTATGTTTAAAAGGTACAAAGATAAGAACCTTGTGTTCAGTCTCGTCTATGACCTCTCTTAGAACCTTATACCTGTTGTCTATGTCGAACGCTATAACGCCTCCGTCATCGGTGTATGCCGCACCAGAACTTATCTGTAAGAGTTTGTTAAGTGCTACCGCCGCGTTTACTGCCGTTATACTATCATCCGTTAACTCTAACACCATTTCCCGTTTTAGTTTATCGTAGTATTTCTTTTGTTGTGAGGTCAGCGCCACCCTACGTTTTACATACAACATGTCAGGTAAATCCATACACTGCTCTTTTGTAAATCTAATCGCGGGTTGCAAGGCGGCATGAACTACATTTATGGCAGATGGTTTTGGAACCCAAGTAAACCTTGATAGTTGTTGCATTACTTGGTCTCTAAACCCACTAAAGAACCTCGGTACACTTAAAGGATTTACGAGTTTAGCTAGACCATATGCATCCAACGGACTTTGTGCTGCGGGCGTACCCGTCATCATCCACAGACCACACCCTGTCTTTTCAACGATACGATTTAATACCTTCCATCGTTGCGACTGCGGTTTTTGTAGTGTGTAGCCTCGTCTACAATTATCAAGTCAAACCCTGATTTCTTTATAGCGTCCTCTACGATTTTAACACCGTCATAGTTTATCATTACGAAACGCGCACTGCTGGACAGTACTCTTTCTCTTTTAGACTTCTCTCCGTACGCTATATCTGATGACCTGTGCGGCGCAAACGTCTGTATGTCTTGTTGCCATGCACTATCCATGATTGACAGAGGGCATATCACTAGCACCCTATGTAGTATGTTCTGATCCATCAAAAAATCTGCTGCCCAAATAGCACTGGCAGTTTTTCCTGTGCCTTGCTCGTTAAAGCAGAAACCCTTTTTGTTTTCAGTTAAAAAAGTTGCCGTTTTCTTTTGATGTTGAAACGGTTTATACTCTCCCGTCCAGTCATATAACTCATCCATGAGCGTGGTAACTGGCCTCGCGTTTGTTCTTCCCAATTTGTTCTCCTTGTTATTATCAATAATAACTTACTTCTTTTTTGGCTTACTCATACGCCCACCTGCGGCTCTATTTTTCTTTGGGCTTTGTAGAGTGTAACCGTCTTTATTTGAGCCGCCTCTGCTTAATGCTTTTTTGTGTGCAATATCTTTGCCTTTACGATTTACTCTTTTCTTATCCAGACTTCTCCTTGCACGTTGGCGTTCCATCCGGTCCTCATGTTCGCCTCTGGCTTTCTGTTGTTTGTACTCTTTCTTATATGGTCGTGGTTTATTTTTGTAAGGCATGATTAGTTCCTTCCGTTGTGGACACATTCTAGTACGGGGCAGTGATGGTAACACAGCCCTGAAGGTCTCGGGTTCCATACATCTGTCTCATATGCTTTTTCCATTCTAGCATACTTCTTTAACCATTTCCCCCACAAACTAAAACTGTTCTCTATTTTGTATTCGGCTTCTATTATTTCGTTAGCAACGACAAACAACAGTGCCGCATTAATATGTTTTATCTCTGGAAATTTTTTAAAAATACTTAGAGCCATAAGCTCAAGCTGACCCTTATCAGCATATCTTGTAGACTTGCCTGTCTTATAATCTACGATCCACGCTCGCTCTGCCAGTGTGTCTATAATCGCAAGGTCTACGATACCACGGAACCAGACATCTTTGTCTCTGAACCCACAAGGTTTCAACTCCTTGGTAAGTCCTAACTTTTGCTCAGTTAACTTATTACCTCTAATCCCCAACAGCTCGTCCAATGTTCCTTTAACGTACATAAACTTCTCTGGGAGTGGCTTGTCTTCTCCAATGTAATCTTCTGCCGCTTTGTGCATTGCAGTTCCATACAACATTGCATCTGTTTCAACGACAGGATGTTCCTTCAATACAGTCACATGATAAAACTGTTTGGGGCAAGTCTCGAAAGACTTTAATCTACTAAACGACCAAGATGCCATTATTCGCAATCTCCATAACTCTTACCTATACCGCTTTCGCAATCGATAGGTAGACCTGCGGCCCAATCAGGTGTCGTACGCATACAGCTCTCTATATATTCCCGTGCTTCTGCTGCGAGCTGGTTAGGTACGCAACATACGATACTATCATGGACGGTTAATACTACTCTATATTTTTTAGCTATTTGTAACATTTGATGCCCTATAATACAACGAGCAATAGCTTGGCATACATTCTCGACTACCTTGCCACCGTATATTCTAGTACGACCTTGGCGTGTTTTATAATGGTACTCAGTTCGCCCGCCTTCCGTAGTAGCATCTAGATCAGTGTAAGACATCTCTAGCTGTGATGGCAAAACGATTGCCCGGGAAGATACGTTAACGTCAAGCACTCCAGACCGACCAAACCTGAACAAATTGCCACTGTGCATTTCTTTTATGCACCTGTTTGCCGCTTGCCACAAATCTCCAATGAATGGATACGTCTCTCTGTATACAGATATAATCCGCTTCGCCTCCGCCTCGGGTACTTCATACCCAAAGGTCTTGAGTTGCGCTCCGAACTTCACATACCCCATACCGTATCCCGCTCCCAAGATCGTGGTCTTTCCTACAAATCTCTGGTCTTTGGTAACTTGGTCTTCGGGGACGGCGTAAATGGAACTAGCCATCTTTATGTAGACATCTTCACCGTTGGCGAACTGATCAACCAAGTCGTCCTGCTCGGACAGCCAAGCTAACACTCGCGCTTCAATCTGAGAACTGTCTGCATCTATAAGAGTATGACCAACTGGCGCTATAATACTCTTCTTTAGTTTCTTACCATTGACACCGCGACTTGGTAGATTCTGTAGATTTATCTTATCATCTCCACCCCATCTCCCTGTATGTGCGGCATAGTAACGGACGGGTACAGGGAGCAGCCCGCGTTTTGCAATAGAGATAAACCTCTCTGTACGTGTTTCTTCCAAAGTGCTTTTAGTACCCAGTCGAGCGGCAACTAGGGATTGAACCTTATCGCTCTCATGTTCTGCTAACGCCTTGAACCCTTCATCTGATTTTGCAAATGCAAATGTTGCTTTGCCTGTGGTTGGACTTACTTTCATGGGCGGTTCTACACCGAGACTTATCAGCAGTGCGGCAAACTTGGGGTTGGACATCAACTCCTCTTTCGCTACTCCTGCTCCTTCCAATAACGCCTCCTTACGTGAACGTGTCTCAGTAAGATGTTCTTGTAGCCCAGCCAAATCAAGACGTAGCGTTGGCTCTATATACATTCTTAATGTAACGTCTATTAGTTCTAATTCTTGTTGGGGAAAGTTAGGTAACATCAGCTTGAATATGTCATACGTTAGATCAACATCGTTTATAGCATAGTCAGCAAATCGAGATAACTCCTCGGTAGTGAAGTCATCTATATGTTTACCCATTGTGTTCTGTATTTCTGTACCTTTGACTCCAACACCATACCTTTCGGCTACGTTTTTTAGCGATACACTTTGATCTACACCATGTAATGCTCTCGCCATACACAGGGTATCAAGCCAAACTTTTGGACGTACATCATATAACCAGTCCAATATCGCACCGTCAAACATCGTGTTGTGACAGAGGATGGCGCACCCAGAGAAGTCTGCTTCTGTTAGGAAACTCTTGACTCGTGCAGCACCCTCTATCCAAAACGTAGGTCTGTCACCTATCTTTATTGCAAGCCCTATGACCTCGAACCTTTTATCACGCACGTATTCTTCAGTCGTTAACTTGCGTAACGAGTATTCTCTGTCGTAATAAGTTTCGAAGTCTAGAGTTACAAAGTTCACAGTTGAGAAATCTCACCGCCCAAAGACATATACCCACAGACATCTACATAGTTGTCTATGTTCTTTGTGCCGTCACCGTGTAACCTCGCTACTTTCATCAAGGCCAACATGATCGGTACGTCATCAACAGATATAAAATCTCTAAGTCCAAGGTGCGCGTTCCAGTATGCCGCCATGAGTACAAAGTTGTTCTCGGCATCGCCATGCTGTTCGGCTCTATCTCCGTTGACTAAATTCTTTGCTGTATCCAGTACATCGGACCTAGTTAATTTATCTGGCGCATCTAATATTTCTTGCGGTGTTCCAATTCGTTTTTTAATACTCAGCGCATAAGTGTAAGATATACCCACGGCCTCGGCTAACTCTTTAGCTGTCGCGCTTTTGTTTAGAAGTAAATACTTCCACGCCTTTTCTTGTTTCTTACCCATACTTGTCTCCCATTAACAGTATATGTGTCTTCCTGCTTCTTGCAGTTTCTTTGTATATTTTTTCAATTCACGTCTTGCTCTTGCTAGATCGTTTTTGACGTTTGGATGACTATCCAACCTATTACTTTCTACTTCATATTTATTAGCTTCGTTACGTAGAAACTGTAACTCTGCTTCCTCTTCTTTCGTTAAGCTCTGCATCATCTTCCCTCAATAGTTCAGTTATACTGGATAGATTATCTTCATTTATAACCAGAGCTATCCCTCCCTGACTATCAATATCTTTCAGGTTCTTCATCTGTAACGCTGTGGGTTTATTATTTCCCGCTTTTGTTTCAATACCAAAGAACCTACCTCTGTAGCATCCAATGATATCGGGTACACCGCTACGTCCATACCCACCTGTCATCGGAAAGAAATAGTACGCACCCATTTCTTTTAACTTGTTCGTAACTCTACGTTTTACTTTTGCTTCTGGTGTCATTGTAATCTCCACACTCGAAAACCTTCGCCTTCTTTTCTAGATCGTGACACTTTATTATGGGCGACCTTAGTTCCACCTATTTTTGGTGTCCAGTAACGTCTATGTATGGCGTGTTGTAATCCTTGAGCCTCGGCCCGCGAAGCAACCAGTACGCTATCTTCCACAGACATCTTCTCAACTATATCAGCCCATCTTCCTTTTATTTTACTCATGGGTATCTCACTAGTTACTTCATATAAAATTCTATTCTGTTTCCTCAGTATTTCGTAGATGGCGTTTGAATAGGGATTAGCCATCGATCTTACCTCACCATTTTTATCAATATACCTTACACCCATCTTACCCTCACACAGCTTTCATTACTTCTAAATGTTTCTGTTCATACCCATAGTCTGCTATAAACTCACGCATCTTTTCCCTAGCTTCTTTTAGTGTATGGAAATACAAAACTGT